TCAGAAGTAAACAGTCCAGCATAGACTGTAGTTGGCGATGTATAAGTAGTATTGCGTAGAGTAGCGTTAATTAATGCGTTCTCTAGGTAGTTTGAGATTGCAGACATGATAATCCTATCGTGATGTTAGTTGCATTGTTAGTGGTACTCCAGCGTACTCTGAGCTTTCATCTGATCCATTAATATCAGAAGTAGCTCTATCGTATAAGGTAGCCCAAGTCTGTACTCTGGCATCATTCATAAGATAAGGCTCTGCCTCTGCTAAAGATGCGTAAAGCAAGGCATCTGGGAAGTTAGCTAGATAAGCATTAGAGGCAACGCTTGTAGATAATGCTGTTGGCTTGTAGTAGTAAAGCATCTCTAAAACATAAGCAGAATCAGGCTGTGGAGCAAACTGGATTTCATCACCAATAATGGTGTAGTACACAGGCAGACCAGACTCACCAGCTCTAGCATTACGAGAGAACAAGGAAGGCGATAAATAGCTAATAGTATTTCTTGGATTGCCTTGGGTAAATATATCTCGCATCTCTAAGAAGTCTGATGGCAAGCCAACAGTAGAATCACCAGCAGTCATTGTTGCTGTAGCAGACTTAAGAGTTTGGCGAGTACGAATCTCTCTAGCTAGGCGAATCTCTGCAAAGCTAATAAAGTCAGGAATGACAGCAGTCAAATCTGAGCGACCTAAATAGTTAGCTATTGAAGTCTTTAGTTCTGTGTATGTTGCAAAGCCCATTAGGACACCTCAATATTATGCCAGCCGTATGTGTAATTACCTATGTGGCCTATCTCTAAACTGAGATCGTGATCTACATAGGTATCTATTCCTGCATCTTTCGCTTTAATGCAAAAGTAAATATCTTCGCCTAATAACTTTCCATTTGGCAATTGCTCAAAGTAAAAGTAAGGCTTTTCTAGTTTCTTGAATACAGAATTTTTAATGAGAATGACACCGCACCCAATGGCATCTACCTTCTCTATTCCTTTTTTAACATTGGAATAAACAGGCAGCCAAGATACAGAACCATCTTCCTCATAATTAATGTTTTTGGCAGTAGGCTTTACTGGCTCTGAGCGAGTAGTAGCATTAACACCAACAATGTCCTTATTATGCTTTAAAAGACGAATAAGCGCATCTTTTGGAAAGCGCATATCAGCATCAATAAACATTAAGTAATCACATCGCTCATTAATAACAGAGTCTACTAACGCATTGCGTTGATCGAATATTAATGTGCCTGTAGATGTGTACAGATTAATATCGTGCTTTGTCTGTTTTGCTGTGTAATTAACTAATGCAGATAAATCAAACGATGTGGATATTTCTACTTGTCCCCTTGCTGGAACACAGATTCCTATCCTCATACTACGCCACCTCTAGTACGGAAAACCCTGTTATCAGGATTATTCAGCCACTTTACTAGGGCCTTCTGGTCTAGTATGTGGTAGCCACGCATTATGCCTTCTCTGTTGAGGGTGTTAATAATCTCAGCAGGAAGTGAAGCAATTTTATTTTTAGGGTCATATAAGCTATCACCCCAACCAGTTTTACCACTTCTAGCATTGAATTGCTCCTTAGTGTGATCTGTAAAGTCTGTTAAATCTACTTCTGATTTAATGATTAAACCGCCATCTCCATCTGCGTATGCAGTACGAATGACTCCATCTACTACACCAAGATTGCCTCGTTTGCCTAGATCAGACATACATTCTCCTAGAAAAAGGGGATCAGTTTCCCAATCCCCCTATTCTACATTACTTATGACAGATCGAAAACACCGCCATGTGCTGCTTCGTTACGAACTTCCAAGGTGAACTCAGCCAAGATCTGTGTCTTTTCTGCATCACCAACACGAGCTAACTCGTTAGTTTGGAATGGGCGTAAGTAAGCCAATGCTGCATACTCAGGATCGAGAATGAGAGCATCACGAGTACGCATGAAACGATCTGGAACAATTGACAATACGCCAAAGTCTGCCAAACCAGTAAAGCCTGAAACTACTTGCTTTTGTGTTGGGCTAACAAACAGAGTTGAAGGTGTACCACCATTAGTAAACACAGATGCAATAACAGACTTGAGCATTGCTTCTGTAAAAGCACGAGTTGTACCATCTGTACGAGTAGAAACACCCTGAGTTACAGGATCAACACCAGTTACAGAAGTACCATTCTTGCTTGTATTGCTCTTGATGTATGAGAGCAAAGAGCCTAATGTACGAGCTGTAGATGCGTTACCAGCAGATTGACCTTGGTTAGCTGTGATGATTGTTTCCATATCACGCTTGATCTCTGAGGATACTTTAGCCAATTGATAGGCCTTCTCAGACTTACGACCAGCACGATCAACAGCCTCCAAAGTACCAGAAACCATAACTGTCTTACCAACGATCTGAGTGTAGTTACCCAAACGGCTTGTAGGAGTTACAGTAATGTCAGATGCAGTTGCACCTTCAACTAATGCGTTAGCAGTAGTATTAGCAGCCAAAGAGTCAGTCTGCCACTCGTGGTAAACAGCAGTAGCCTTAGTCTTGCCAATAGATGACATGATTGGGGTATCTGTTGGGGAGATAGAGTAGATTACATCGGACAAATCTTCACGATTGCCGATTGATTGATATACCTGATATGTTGCCATGATTTAATTCCTTATAAAAATTGTTCAAAGAGTTTTGCTGCATCAGCTTTCTTGCCTGTCTTTTGTAGGCGAGAAAACTGTTTCTTCATGTTTTCATTCTGGGAGCTGCTAGGATTAGAAGTTCCAGACTTTAATACCTTTGGCGCATCCTGTACTTTCTTGACGGCTGCACCCTTATTACCTGATAGCTTTTCATACATCATTGCGTTGTATAGCGTTTTAACTGCTCTTGGGTCGTACACCTGAGATAGTTCTTGGTCGCTAAATCCGATTGATTTTGCATAAGTACGAATGTCCCTACGCACAATTTCGGCTTTCGCTGCATCCCTAAACTCTGGAATAGCCTCTTTCAGTTGTTCTGCTGCCTCTGCAAGATGTTTCTGTAACGCTTGCTGTCTGTCGGCATCCTGCTGTTGGGCCAGATTTCGTCTTTCAGCTTGTACGGCTTGAAGTTGCTTTTCCTTCTCACTACGCTCTGCTACCGCAATTGCATATCCTATAGGATCGGTTTCCTTTAGTTCTTGCAAGTTTTCTACATTGGTTTGACTCTGTAGAACACTCTCGATAGCCTCTAAGCGCTGTGCATAAAGATCACGCATCTTCTTAGATTCTTCAACTACAACTCTCTCGGCCTCTACAGCCTTACGAGTTTCAGCCAAAGCCTGAGTCTTTTTAGTATAGTCTGCTGTCCTACTGTATCCGCTTAAGAGTTCATCTTCTGAAACCTCGACTTCTTCATTGCCAACTTTGACCTTGAATGTCTTAGCTTTAGGAGTTTCATCCTCGTACTCTACAGTTTCTTCCGCATTTTCATCTTCGTAGGATTCTTCTGAATCCATTACTTCAGTTTCAGATTCATCAGATTGCGATTGAGCTTGCGCTTTCTCCTCTGGTGTATCCATCATAGACAAAAATGCGTTAGCTGCATCACTAACTGTATTAACACTTCCCTCTACAGGATTGGTGTTTTCACTCATGTTGTTTACCTTTTAGGTGGTTATAAAATCTTCCAGCGTTTCTGAGCAATTTGCTTATCATCAGCTAATGCTTGGATTGTCGCTATAAATTCATCCATCACTTTAAGTTTGAGAAAGTTCTTTTCTCGCACTTCTACATCAAATTCATTACTATCAAATATGTTGTTACGATACAACAGTTTTTGACTTTCGACAAGTTCTAGGAAGAACTCATCTGACAAATATGCTCTAGCTCGTTCTGACTTGTTATAGGACATTAGGGATATTAGCCGTTGGTGATAGTTTTGCGCCTAGTTGCAATGCTTTGAGTTGAGCCTCATACTCAAACTCTTGCTTTTTAAGGGCCATAGTCATCTCAAACTCTTGCTGCTTAAGTCTGATCTGAGCCTCTGCCTTAACTTGTGCAATCTGAATATCGTTCTCAGCCTTGGCGTTATCTGCTGCCATCTTAGCCTGCATCTGAGCTACATAAGCCTCCATTGCTGGATCTTGTTGCTGACCCTGCTGTTGGCCTTGTTGCGCCATCTGCTGTTCTTGCTCTGGAGTAATCTCTAAGAAAAACTCGTTAGAGTCTTTAAATCCAGCAGCCTCAATAAACCGACCTAATGTCTGTCTATAGTTTTGCAGGCTTACCAATGGATTATTAATGCCTACAGTCTTTAGGATTTCTTCTTGCTTACCTAGAACCATAGCAATCATAGCCATCTGCTCTTGCTTGTTGCCTGTACCTAAACCGACATTAATGGAGATGTCAAAGCCATTAGTCCACTCACGAGGATCAATAGATACATACTTACCACGCAGGCGCACAATGCGCTCTTTGTCTTGGTACTTACAGAGTAATTGTAGAATCTTCTGGAATAGGTCTTTTACGCCTGTTTCAGCAAATACTCTAGCGATTAGCTCTACCTTGCCTGCTGCGCTGTTCTGCATCATGGCTACTGCTGTAGCTGTGCTGTTTTGCAACACATCTGGATTAAGGCCATTCATCTGATCGGATACACCAGTTCTCTTAGCCTGTACAGAGTCCAAGTATTCCAATAGTGGGAATGATTGGCTTGCTGTAGCTGGTACTGTCAATGGCACAATGGCTTGGGTATTTTTCATACGCACAATGCCATTAGCTGTAACTGTCAGTAGATCATCTAGGTTTACTTGGCCCTCAACTAC